GCAAGGTAAGTCTCCGTATATTTCTAACGAAGAATACTTTGAGCGTAATGGTTGTGTAGCAGGTGAAGTCTATCTTCCCAAAGGTATGTTTCATTTGATGAACTTTGTTTCTTCGCGTTCTAATAGCAAAGACTACGAGCGTATGTGTCTCAACCTTTTTCGTGAAGCGTATATCTACGTTTGTCATGCTGGTTATCCTACCACTAATGGTATCGGTCTTTCTGGTACTCCTCTAAACGAAGGTATTGTCATGCTGAACTATCTGATTCCAGACTTCCAGAAGAACAACGATCTCCAGAAGGTGAATGTCTGCATCCTGACTGATGGTGAAGCTTGTCAGTCTTCCTATGGTCGTAAGTTCTACAACGAACATAAGGATGAATACTATGTTCGTCCTCGTCGTCTTGATGATGACATTTGCTTACGCGATCGTAAGACTGGTCGCGTTTATACTAAGTTTGAAGGTTGGGAGTGTAACACCAATATCTTTATCCAGCAATTACGTGATCGCAATCCTGCCGTAAATGTTCTTGGTTTTCGTATTATGGGTGGTAGCGGTCTTTCTGGTTTTGTGAATGCATATGCTGACCTCTCGCGTTATGCTGAGGTTCAGAAGCAATGGAAGAAAGAAAAGTCTGCTATCATTCCTAATCCTAAGAGCTATACTGCTTTGTATGCGATCAACAACAACGCCCTTGACGATGAAGTTGAGTTTGAAGTAGAATCTGGTGCTAAGAAAACTGACATTACTAAAGCGTTCAAAAAGATGCTGGGTTCTAAATCTGCTAACAAGAAACTGTTAAATTCTTTTGTGGAGCACGTTGCCTGACCACTTTGCAAACTGTCCTCAAGGGGGTCGCCTGACCCCTTCTCTGCCCTATACTACTTACATCAACGAAATGACCTCCATGCCTCGCACTTCTGACGTTACTACCGAGCAACTGACTGCTTTCTTGTCCGAGAACTTTGGCAACGATATCACTACGCCTATGGTTCAAGCTGCTTGCAATAGTCTTGGTATTACTTATGCTACTGCTACTAAGCGTCTGCGTGATTTCTATGTGAAGCGTGGCACTTGGAACTTGACTGTTCAAGAACGTCTGGAACAAACTTACAAAGCTCCTGCTGCTGCCCCTGCTGTTGCTGTTACCGCTCAGGAACATTTGAACCTTGTTCCTTCTAAAGATGATACTTTCGTCCCGTTCGGGAACTTTTCTGATGTAAAGAAGATCATCCAGTCTGGTATCTTCTACCCAACTTTCATTACTGGTTTGTCTGGTAATGGCAAAACTCTTTCTGTTGAACAAGCATGTGCTGCTCTAAATAAAGAGTTGATTCGTGTAAATATCACTATTGAAACCGACGAAGACGATCTTATTGGTGGGTTCCGTCTTATTAATGGTGAAACTGTTTGGCATAATGGTCCTGTCATCGAAGCTCTGGAACGTGGAGCTGTGCTGCTTCTAGATGAAGTAGACTTGGCATCCAATAAGATCTTGTGTCTGCAATCTATTCTGGAAGGCAAGGGTGTCTTCCTAAAGAAGACTGGTCGTTACGTTCAACCTGCTGCTGGTTTCAACGTGATTGCTACTGCCAACACCAAGGGCAAGGGTAGCGATGATGGTCGCTTCATCGGCACCAATGTTCTCAACGAAGCATTCCTTGAGCGCTTTGCCTTGACTTTTGAGCAGGAGTATCCCACTCCTAAAGTTGAGCAACGCATTCTTGAGGGTGTTGCCCTTGATCATAAAGTTGAAGATCGTGAGTTCTGTGAGAATCTTGCTAACTGGGCTGATATCATTCGCAAGACTTTCAAAGATGGTGGTATTGATGAAGTCATTTCCACTCGCCGCCTCGTGCATATCATTCGTGCATATGCTATCTGGGGTGATCGCATGAAGGCAATCAAGGTTTGCGTCAATCGCTTTGATGATGAGACCAAGCAATCCTTTATTGAATTGTATGACAAGATTGATGCTAACGTAGAAACCAAGGAGGAAGAAAATGTATTCTGATAAACTGCATGGATACGTTGATCATCTTGCCGTTCTACATAGCGGCAAGACCGTCAAGATTCTTGGAACAGAAGGTTCTAAATTGCTCGTAAAAGATCTTGACGGGAACGTCCAAGAATGCTACCATGATAATATTCAACTAATCTGGAATCGCTGAATGAATTACAAATATAATGAAGAAGCAATCCTTGATGAGTTGCGAGGATACATTACAGAAACCTATCGTCAACACTATTCTACTGGTGGAGAAGACGGCATTCAAACTCTTGATTTGATTGCTGCCTGTGGTGATGGAGAGTCTTTCTGTCGTAGCAACATCCTGAAGTACGCTTCTCGCTACGATAAGAAGGGAACTGCCCGCCGTGACATTTTGAAGGTTCTGCATTATGCTGTGCTCCTCCTTCATTTCAACGATCAAAATGCAAACCGTGAAGAGTATCATCGTCCATGAGTAAAGTCGTTCTTTCTAAGAAAACCCTTGATGTCCTCAAAAACTTTTCCACAATCAATTCCTCCATCGTATTCCGCAAAGGAAGCACAGTACGCACTATTAGCAACGCAGAGAACATACTTGCAAAGTTTACAGGTGAAGAAGTATTTCCAGTTGACTTCGCTATTTACGATCTCAGTCAGTTCCTTTCTGGGATCTCTTTGTTTAGCGACCCTCAGCTTGAGTTTGATAACGAAACTTTTGTCAGTATCCGTGGCGGTCGTCAGTCTGCTCGTTATTATTTTTCTGATCCAGAAATCACACTCAAGTCTGCGCCTGAGAAAAATGTAAAGTTCCCTGGTGCTGATATCCAGTTCAGTCTGTCTGGTGAAGATCTGATTCAGTTGCAGAAAGCATCTGCTGTTTATAGTCTTCCTGATCTCTCCTTCCAATCTGTGGAAGGTGAGAATGTAATCAAACTCATCCTTAGTGACAAAGAGAATGATACCAGCAATACTTACGAGCAATCCATTTCTGGTTGCTGTACTGGCACTTATTCACTTGATCTCAAGATTGAAAATATTCGTCTTCTTCCTGGTGACTATACCGTCAAAGTTTCTAAGCACCTTATCTCAGAATGGACGAACACAAACGTTGACTTAACTTACTACATCGCTCTTGAACCCTGATGAAGCACATTCTCTTTACACTCAAAGAAGCAAATTCTCATCTGTTGGATGATGAGAAGTTCGTAAGAGATATTGTGTATGCTGCAGCAGGGAAGTGCAACTCAACTTTGCTTGCGTTGCACTCACACAAGTTTGATCCTCAAGGTGTAACTTGTGTTGCCCTGCTTGCAGAGAGTCATATTAGTATTCATACCTGGCCAGAAAAGCGTATGGCAGTTTGTGATATCTTTACTTGTGGAGATCACACTAAACCTAAGAAGGGTGTAGAATATATGAAATTGATGTTCGATGCTAAGGACATCATCTGTAAATCTTTCAAGCGACCTTTAGAATGAGTAAAAAACCTTTTCTCTGGACGGAAATTCACCGCCCAACCATCGTTGAAGATTGCATCCTCCCTGAGAGCACCAAGCAGGTGTTTCAGGGTTTTGTCAATCAAGGGGAACTCCCTAACCTGCTGCTGACAGGCACCGCAGGGGTCGGTAAGACCACCATCGCCAAGGCTATGTGCGAGGAGATCGGGGCATCCTACATCGTCATCAACGGGTCCGACGAGGGGCGTTTCCTTGACACGGTGCGTAATCGCATCCGCCAGTTCGCTAGCACCGTCTCCCTGACCTCTGGGGCGTCCCACAAGGTCGTCATCATAGATGAGGCAGACAACACCACCAACGACGTGCAACTCTCCTTACGGACCGCTGTGGAGGAGTTCCACAGCAACTGCCGCTTTATCTTTACTTGCAACTTCATCAATAAGATTATTGAACCGTTGCATTCTCGTTGCACGGTTGTTGATTTTCGTATCAAACCAGAGCAAGCAACTCAGTTGCAAGGTGAGTTCTTTACCCGTCTCAAATCTATCCTGACGCATGAGTGTGTTGAGTATGAAGACAAAGTTCTCGCTAAGCTCGTTAAGCGTTATTATCCTGATTGGCGTCGTCTTATCAACGAGTGTCAACGCTATGCTGCCACTGGTAGTATTAGTTCTGCCATCCTTGTTGATGTGGCTGACGTTAATCTTGATACTCTCCTTTCTTCTCTCAAGAAAAAAGAATTCACGAATGTGAAGAACTGGGTTGTACAGCACATGGATAATGATCCAAGTATGGTGATGCGTAAGATCTATGACAGCATCTATGGCGTCATGAAACCTGCTTCTATTCCTGAGGCAGTTCTTATTATCGCTAAGTATATGAAAGATATTAGTGTGGTCCCAGATCAGGAGGTAAATATGCTTGCTTGCCTTACAGAGATTATGATGAGTTGTGAATTCAAATGAAAGAATGTAAGGAAAGATACTGGAATTATCTTATGGGAACAGTTGTAAAGACCACACCAGAAAATGTGGAACAGGCACATCAAGCACTTTTTCATGCTACAATGAATCTGCCACAAGCTGCTGCCTGGTGTGGAATGACGCAGCGTGAGATCAAGCAAACCTTTCGTGAATACCTAAAATATCATGCCCCAAACTTTGAAGTCTCTTAAAACACCTTTGCGTTACCCTGGTGGTAAATCTCGTGCCATTAGTAAACTATTTCAATATATGCCATCTCTGGCAGACTTTAATGAATATCGTGAACCATTCTTGGGTGGTGGTTCCATGGCACTTGAAGTAACTAAGCGTTATCCTGCTCTGGATATTTGGGTAAATGATCTTTACGAACCACTATATAATTTCTGGCGAGTACTTCAAGAAGATGGACAGCGACTCAGAGACGAACTCATTCAACTCAAACAGAGACACATCGACCGATCTTCTGCACGAGTTTTGTTCGGTCAAGCAAAAGAATATCTTTCAGGAAATCCTAGGAATCTTGAAGATTTCCACCGTGCTGTTTCTTTCTATGTCGTTAATAAGTGCAGTTTCTCAGGTCTTACCGAATCCAGTTCTTTCTCGGAGCAAGCAAGTGACAGTAACTTCTCAATCGCAGGTATTGACAGACTACCCATGTACAGCTCCATGATCAAGGATTGGCGTATAACTAACTTATCATACGAGCATCTGCTTACAGATGATAAGGCAGTATTTACTTATCTTGATCCTCCTTACGATATTAAGGATAATCTTTATGGGCGTAAAGGATCTATGCATAAAGGATTTGATCACGATACTTTTGCTGTTGATTGCGATTGTTTCGTTGGTCCTCAACTGATCTCATACAACAGCAGCAACCTCGTCAAAGATCGATTTGACGGGTGGACAGTTGGAGAATTTGCACACACTTACACCATGCGCTCCGTAGGGTCCTATAATACAGATCAAGCGAGCCGCAAGGAACTCGTCCTCACCAACTACGCAACGGTACTGGCAAATGAAGTGTGAAGTTCAACTCTATGTTGCTGGCAAAGTTTTCAAAGAAGAAGTCTATGCGCGTAACTATCAAGAAGCTCGTGAGGTTGCCCTTGCCCGCAATCCTAATGCTAAAATTGTTGGTGTTAATGCAAAGTTCTAATGAAACACTTTCGTATGATGTGGAGACTTTGGTGTAAGGCGCTTGGAGAAAAAGCGTCTAATAATGATTCTGAGGCGGATAAGGTGGCACTTGTCCGCACTTTTATTTTCATCACATATTTGATTACTAATATTGCTATTGTTGCTAACGCTGTGAGACACTGGAATGACGTACCAACTGAAAGACTACCTGTACTCAATCAACCAATCAAAGAAGAACATCCTTGATGACGATCCTGATGCTGAGCGAGGGTATCCTCCTTATATTATTAACCGCTGCCTCTCTTCTTTCACTGATACTATCTTGTTTGCCAATGAACTAAACAAGAATCCTCATCTTCCAAAGAAGATGCAGTATGATTTTTTACTAAATAGTGTGAAACCAAGGAAGCGTTTTTCTCCTTGGGCAAAGAAAGATTCTATTGACTATCTTGATGTAGTAAAAGAGTATTATGGTTATAATGACGATAAAGCACTCCAAGCTCTAAGGGTTCTCACTAAGGATCAGCTAGATCATATTAAAAAAGCATTGAATAAGGGTGGAAAAAATGAGCGAGGAAACAGAAATCCAGTGGAAACAATCTGATATGATTGAAGTGGTTCTTGGCGAACCAGATGATTTTCTTAAAGTGAGAGAAACACTTACTCGTATTGGTGTTGCATCTCGTAAAGAAAAAAAGATCTATCAGTCTTGTCATATTTTACATAAACAAGGTAAGTATTATATTGTACACTTTAAAGAGTTGTTTGCACTTGATGGTAAAAATACTAACTTGTCATTAAATGATATTCAACGTCGCAATCGTATTGTAAAACTTCTTAGTGATTGGGGTTTAATCT